TCTTTTTTGGGGCTTGTGCTGTCTATCTAAACTGAGCCGCCGCAGTTTTCTTTTTTCAAGCCGCCTATTTATAAGCCCCCGAACGGCAGGGGGCAGTATTGCAAACGGCATTAATGCCGGTCACAAGCTACGCATCCTCCCATGCGCTCGGCAGCGCCGACGCATCGTGTACAACATTATCCTGCAAGCACCTGTGTACCTTGCCGGAAGCGTCCTTGTAGCATTCGCCTTTCATGTACATTCCGCTCGTGCCGTAGGCATCGACCCACGGTTTCGCCTTTGCTGGGTCTGTAGTGTGACACAGCCCCCACAGAGCGCGCAGGGTGGACGGTCTGCCGCTATAGTTTGCCGCGTTGTGGGGCTGGATAAGCTTCCACACCTGACCCTCGTCGGCTACCGGCGTTCCCACAGGACATGCGCTGTAGTCCTTCGTCGCGTCGAAATCGGGCACTTTGCTTTCCTCCGCGATTATCGCCGTGCCGTCCATCGTGCTTGCGCGTCCGCGCAGATTGAGCGCATCGTCCGCGCCTTTTTCCTTCATTTTGGTCATGGCCTCTGTCTTTGTCATACGCTGTTGACTCCTTCCTTGTATGCCGCCTCAAGGTCGCCGGTGCTCACGGCGTTTTTTAGCTTGCTGTCCTTGTCCGCTATGATTTGTGCGCCGTTTACCGTTTCTATCTCGCACTTCGGCTCAGTGCCGTGCAGGCCGTCATCGGTAAGCCGGAATACGGTGTCGGCTATCTGCGTTACCGTTTCGCCGGTCTCCGTGTCGGTGTATTCCCTTGCAATTTTCGCGCATATGCCCTCCGCTTCCGCTTCATTGCACAGCACATAGCAGCCGTTTGTGTGCAACCGGATATATACGAAGCTGTCGGAATATCCGGCGATTTCGTTGTCTACTTTTATCGCATACATTGATTACACCTCCCGGATTAAAAACAGAATGCGTAGGCAACGCCGCTAGTGCTGTAGATACCGTGAAGGCTGAGCGCGCCGCTCTTGCTGACTGCGCAATAGTTAACAACGCTGCCGGAATGCATTTGTGAACTCAGCTGCCAATCAGAAGCGTCGCCGCCTACCGTCTTAATCTTGCTGTTTCCGGCGGCGTAGTAGGCGTACTGTGTGCCCTCGGCGTATGACGCAAATTTATTTAAGCCGAACACCTCTACTTCCGTAAGGCTGAAAAGCTTCGGGGAAACGCTTTCGTTATTCATCGTCTTGCTGACGGGCTTTACGGCGCTCTGTATGATTTCCGGCAGCTTTGTAAGTAGTAAGTTGTCCCAAATTCCCCGCCATTCATATTTTGTGTTAAGGCAGTCGTGCAGCTGTAAGGTCAGCGGCGCAATCCCTCCGGCGGCGTAGGTGTCGTGGCTTTTGCCGATGATATCGACCAAATAGTCTGCGCCGTCTATCGTCATAGTCTTGCTGTCGCCTACGCTCCACGTGTCGGGTACGCTGCCGCCTTGGCAGGCAGCGATTATCTGCTCCCACGTGTTGGACGCAAAGCTGGAGTTGAAGAAATTCGCCGTCACAGTGCAGGTCTTGCTGGCGGGTGCGGTGTGGTTCGTGCCTTCGGCAACGCTTACGGTTATTGTCGCGCTGCCGCTTGCCTTGCCCGTCACCGTCACCGTGTTGCCGCTCACGCTTGCCGTTGCTATGCCCGGGGCGCTGCTCACGGCGCTTATCACACCGTCGCCCGTTCTCGTAACGGCGATGCTTGCGCTCGTTGTACTGCTGTCCAGCGTCAGTGTTGTCGGGCTTATCGATAAGCTTCCGCTCGCCTTGCCGATAGTCCATGTGACATTCTTCGTCGTGGTCGTGCCGTCAGGCCAGCGGTAATTTGCCTTCGGCGTGAATGTTGCCGTGTAGCTTCCGGCGTTCGTGCCGGAGGTCGTGCCGCCGATTGTCATCTGCGTCGCGCTGTAGCCGCTCCATGTGGGGGACTGGCTGCTCCCGTTATACGTCAATGCTCCGCTCTGACTCGGAACGGCCGAAATGGTCTTTTTATTGACCGTAACGGCGGTTGTGCTTGTTTTGGTAACTCCGTGCTCGGTGTAACTGATCGTGACGCTTTGGCTCCCCACGCTTGTGAACGTTGTCGGGCTTATGCTGTAATTGCTTACAGCCGCCGAAGCTCCGTCGCTGTATGTCGCTGTGACGACCATTCCGGCGCTCTGGAAGCTGTCGCCGTATTCATACACCGTTTTCGCCGGCGGCGTTGTTACCGCTATGGACACAAGCCTTACGCCTCCGCCGCCTCCGACCATGTTGAACACTAAGCTCATGCCGTTGCCTCCGTTCTCAGAATGTTGACCGTAAGATTTTTCGTCGGCGTAACGTCGCAGTGAAAGCTCATCCTGCCCGCCGTTGTCACATTGTCGGCGTAGATCATCGCCTCGGCATAGTCCTTGAAGCTGTCCCCTGCCGGGCACACCGTATAGGCATAGCCGCTTGCAATGAACTTGCTGTTGCTGACTGCCTGTGTGCCTGCGCTCCACCCTGCCGCCGTCAGCGTCACAGTAAAGGAGTCCGCCTTTCCGCTCTTCCCGTTCCATGCCGTCCTCTCCGCGGCGGTAATGTGCTTAGCTGTGTTTTGCGCGTGGGTATTCAGATTGTCCTGTACGGTCTCTGCCGCGCCCTGCGCGTCCGCTCCGACCATTGCGGCGGTGTAGTCGCCCGTCTGGGGCGCAACAGCTCCGGAGCGCCCGTTGAAGCTTGAAACACCGCCTCCGGCAACTCCCTGTGCGGCCATAGCCCAATACTTGGCGTTGTTCGTGTCCTCGCCGGTTCGCGTGCCTGTGCCGCCGACTGCCCAGCTCTCGGACAGCTTGCTGCTCGCCTGTGCGCTTTGTGCACTCGCTCCGGCGCTCTGTGCGCTCCCCGCCGCCGCGCTCTTGGCGCTCTCTGCGTCTGTCTTGGCGCTCTGTGCGGAAGTATTCGCGGCCTCGGCATCTGCTTTCGCGGTCTGCGCCGAGGTGTTTGCAGTCTCGGCCTTGCTCTGCGCCGTCTGTGCCGCTGCTTTTGCCGACTCTGCGGCGGATTTTGCCGACTGCGCGGAAGCATTCGCGCTCTCGGCGCTTGCCCCTGCCGTGACCGCCGCTGCTTTCGCGCTCTCTGCGGCTGCCTTTGCGCTCTGTGCCGCCTGAGCCGCGGTCTGAGCCGCCGTGGCCTTTTCTGTGGCCGTCTGAACGCTCTGTGCGCTTGCAGTCTCGCTGGCCGCTGCCGATGCAGCCGACTCTGCCGCCGCTGATGCCGAGCCGGAAGCCGATGCTGCCGCGCTTTCTGCTGCGGTCTGTGCGCTCTCCGCTTTGCCTTGGGCAGTCTCGGCCTTGCTCTGCGCGGTTTCCGCTTTGCCCTGTGCGGTCTCGGCTGCTGCCTGTGCCGTCTCTGCGGCATTCTGCGCATCCTCGGCTTTGCCCTGTGCGGTCTCTGCCGCTGTCTGCGCGTCCTTTGCCGCCTGTGCCGACTGTGCCGCTGCCGACTGCACCTGCGCCCAGATGGGCAGTGTGCCGGTCGATACGTCCTCATAGCCCTCATAGCCCTTGCGTATCTTGCCGACCGTCGCCCACACCGTGGGTATCGCGACCGTGTTGGCGTTGTCAGCACCGTACACGCCGACCATGAGTATCTCGTCGCTTTTCTCAAGGCATTCCTGCGGAATGGAGCAGACGTTGTTTTCCCAATACGAATCGAGCACGACCTTTGTAACGTCGCCTGCCGTGAATATCGCGGTTCTGCTTATTTCCGAATGCCAATCGGCTGAAAACTCGAATTTTATCTTTGCATTTATCATGCCGCTGGTTAAGGTTTCGTTTTCCGTCACCGTCGCCAGCGCTTTGCCGATCATGATTGTTGTCAAAAGGCTTTTCCTCCTTTTTTGCTTCTTGATTTCAGCATAACAAAAGGAGGCAGGGCTTATTAAGCCCCACCTCCGCATGTTTTTTAACTTTCGTCGTTCTCTTTGCGCTTATAATATTCCTGCGCATGGTCGATTATCCCCTGCGCCGGGTTTGAACTCTTATAGGCCGCTGCTTCCCATTTTGCAAGGCTGCTCTCGTTATTGACTTCGTACTTAGCGATATGGTCTGCGTATTTATATACATAACTGAGCATGTATGCCTTTTCAGCATCGGATGCGCGAGAATATGCACTGCTGTTTATTATCTTAGTTGCCAGATCATAAGAGGTTTGCCCCTTAACTGTTGCATACTTCACATATTCCTCAGCCGTCAGATATTCGCCGTTGATTTTTGTGTTTGTTTTCGCGCGGCTGGGATATACGGAGGTTTCGCCCAGATCATAAAGCCGTTTGAGTTCGCCGTCTATCTCGGTGCTGCGCTCCTTCTTGACGTATGCCGGATTTACAAAGTTGTTGAGCACCCTCTCAAACAGGTTGCCGGTTTCCTCTGTACGTCCCCATGCGTCAATGTACGGTATCTGGCTGAAATCATAAAGCGGTATCTTGTTGGCGATCTTGCCCCACATATATTGCAGCTCAGAGCCGACATTGCTGTTGCGGTCAATATACGTTGTTTCTCGCTGATTTTCTCCAAACGCTCTTTCGGCCTGCCCGAACAGCGTCGGGAAATACTGTGATATGTAGTTTGTCGCCATGCTCGTTACGATTTTGAACGAACCCTGTCCTTGCTTTATGTAGGCAAGGTTATCAAACAGATCGTTGACGCTTTGAAGCATTGACATTTCAAACATCGGCGTGCTGAGGCTCATGACGGAACTCATAAGGTTCTGAACAAAGCCGTTATCCTCGCTTTTGCCGCTGAGCGAATTATACAGTTCAACGCCCACGAATAGCGGCATGCTTTCCGGCGCGAGCCAGTCAAGCGTGATGCTTAGACCGCCTATGTTAAGCGCATAGTTTTGACTTCCGCCCAGCTCGTCAAACTTGTTTTGTTTATCGTCGTCTCCGGGACTGCCGCTGAATAATCCCCACGATGCCAGAAGAATACCCAATCCAACAAGCGCAGTGCCAGTCAGCCCGGCTGAAACGTCGTCGATAAACTGTGCCGGTGACATTCCGTTTTCTACATCGCCGTTTACATACGCCTTGACTTTCTTCGTGTCAACGGCGAGCGACTTTATAAGCCCTACGGGCGAGTATTCCACCGCTCTCACGAGTATGTTTGCCGGTGTTTTTTTGAACGGCAAAACACCCTCTATCAGCGCGGAAGCGATCTTGTTATCGACCTTGCCGAGCCTGCTGACCATTGCCGAAAATCTGTTTGTGTCGCGGTAAGTCGCTTTCTGGGCTTCCTTTACCGCAACGGTCTGAGCTTTTATTATCGTGCTTTCGGGTACCTTGCCGGTGTTGAGCTGTTCGGCGGTTATGCCGTTTGCCTTGTACCATTTCGCGAGCGCGTTGGCGTATGCAGGTTTACAAAACCATGCGTCCTCCGCGTCAAGCAGGTTTGAATTGCCCTTGCGTGCCGCCTCAAGGATTTTGGTTTTGTAAATCGTCCTTTTCTTGTCTATGCCCTGGAATGTATCGACATACTTGCCGCCCGAGAGTATAGTCTCCTGCATCGCTTCATAATCGGTCATTGCATACTTTATAAGTGCCACGTCATTTGCGTTATTGCGGTTGAGCATGGCTTTGCTGCGCTCTATGCCTCCGTTCACTTTGCTGTCGGCGACATTTTCAAGGCCGTATGCTATGGTGTTTTTGACTGCCCTGACCGGCACGAAAAATGCGTTGCCCACGATGTTTCTGACATGTGTACGAGGATTGCCCAGCATTGCGAGGTATCTGAAATTGTTGAGCTTTTCATACCATGTCGCGTCTATCTGCTGTGCTACGCTCTGCTCGATTTTCGCCCATGCGGTCTTTATGCCATCCTCGTCGCCGCTTCTGAGTGCTTTACCGTACTCGTCATACAGCACCTTGTCAACGTGTATATCCGCTTTGTTGTCCTTGTATTTCTCGTTAAGGTCTTCCTCTATAGTCTCAACGGACTTTGCGGCAAGATACAGTTTGCATTCGGGAGAGAGCTTGTTGAGTATGCGCATCGCCTGCAAAGACTGCGCCGTATTCGTCGAGTTTTTCACCATAAGTGAAGCAATATCCAGCGCGGTTGCATAATCTCCGCTGTTGACGGCGTTATTGTACAGAGCAATACCCATAACGGTATTGTCCTTCGATACCTTACCGGCATTTATCTGTGCCTTGTAATCGGCAAGCGCCTGTTCCCAGCCGTTAGCCTCTATCGTGATCTCGGCTTTTTTGAGCGCTGCCTCGTCGGAATAGGCTATGTGTGAGAATTTGCCCTGTGCCGCGTCCTCGCGTAGTGCGTCGGAAAACTCTGCCGGGGTAACGCCGCTGTTTGCGAGTGTGGAAACATGCTTGCTCGTGAGCTTGCCGTTCAGATCTTCCTTGGGTATCTCCTGCGGCGCTCTGTGCTGCTGCTCGGCAAGGTTTGCTTCCTGCTCTCGGCTTATCGGATGCAGCGCGTTGTTGCCCTTGCCCTGAGCCTCAGTTACCCAGCGCTCGCCTCTTGTTTCCTCGCCCGTGAACTCTGCCGAAGCCGCGCCCATGCCTTCGGGCAGCGAATTTTCTGCCGTTCTATCCTTTACCCTCGTAAGGACATTGTCCAAAGCCTTGATATTGACATAATCGCTGAGTTTTCTGTGTTCCTCTGCATACTTTCTGCTAAGCAGGGTAAAACGATTTCGGGCTGTCGCTATGGCGTTTTTGTCACCGCTGCTCTCTGCCGTCAACACTTCCTGACGCGCCGCGTCGAGCTTTTCGGCAATGCCGCTGACCTTGTCATACTGGCGCTTATAGTCCTTTATAAGGCCGCGCTCGTTCTCGTTTGCTGCGTCCTCGTTTGTCGCCTGAGCAAGCATGGTTTCATTCTGCCGCCGCAGCTCGGTAATGCTCTCCGGCTCTCGGGAGTAGCGGATATCTGGGTTGCTCTCATCAAATGCGCCGATGTTGTCAGTTGCGGACTTGATCTGTTCAGGATGCAGAGCTATGTAGGCATCTGTGCTGCGGCCAAAGCTGCCTGCGTCATTTTCAAGGATAACGCCGTCATAACCGTTGCTTTCGAGTGCATTAGTCATTACATCCTTTGCCTTGGTGGAAAGCTCGTCCGCTTTTGCTGTCCATTCGTTGGCGAGCGCGTCTTCCGCATCAAAGAGTGCGTTAAACTCCGACACATCATACAGGCTCCGACTGTCCGCCCCCGGATTATTGGCTCTCCAATTTATCATGAAGTCTTTCAGTTCTTTAATAGCCTGCTGTGTTTTGGACTTGTATTCACGGTCGAGCGCTTCATGCTGAGTAATGAGAGCGTCATATTCCGGTGACATATTGCGCATAAGCCTTGTTAGCTCGCTGCGATCTCTGGCTCTAAGTGGATTGACTATCCTCGCATAGAGCGCCATCTGCTTTTTGCCTTTGAGTCCTATGTCTCTGTTGCTGCTCTTTAGGAATATCCCGAATGGTGTTCCGTTGTCTCTTGTGCCTGCTCCTTCACGGCGTGTATCGAATACCGTAAAGTCGTTTTCGGTCTGGTGGTATACGATCTTCGGGCTGCCGTCTGCATTCACGACCTTGCTGTTGCCAAACCAGCGCTTAAACTGCCGGCTTTCGGTAACATCTTTGATTTTCAGCTTGACAGGGGAGTTAACATCTCTTATACTTGATACAAAGCCATCGCTTGTGTTAGGCATCTTAGGCACTGTGACCTTTGAACCCTGATATAATGCGGTGGCTTTTGCTTTATCTAAATAGAACACATGCGGCTCAGTCGATTTGTGATCATTAAGTGCCTTAGTAAGCAGGTTTGACACGGCGTTTTTCCGGCCGTATATGCTGGTCACGGCGTTGCTGTCTATCTTTACTGTGTTTTGAATTCCAAATCCATCAATATATACCGGCGCAACGACTGTTTTTCCGTCTTTCGTGAAAGGAAGAAGCGCAATAACGCTTGTTCCCTTCTGTGTTTCGGATGCAATAATTGCAACAGGTTGCTCAAGCGCAGAAGGGAGTTGCTTTAACAATGCTTCTCCTATGTGGTGTTCGGAATTTTTGGTGCCGTTTATTGCATAATCCACATGACTTTGATTTATAGTCATCGGCAGCGAGTTAAAGCCTACCTTTCTAAACGCAGTTGGTGTAGCACCGATTACTAAAGTGTCGTATTTAGGTATCTTCCCTGCTATCCAATCATCAACCTGTTCAGCGAAAGGCTTTGAATAATCATATTTCAACGGTTCACTCGAATGCTTTTTACCATTCACCCCACTTTTCGGCGATGCTCTGCCTTTGTTCGCGGTCTCGGCGGTGTGCTTGCGGAAGCTCTCCTGCACCTTGCCGTAGTTTGCACTGTCGTGCTCCGTTCCGGCAAAGATGTTTATCTTGCCCAGCGCGTCGCAGCACATTTCCTCAAACGCCTCGGCCTCGCTTATCGTGTCGCCGTATGCGTGTCTATAGACCTCAACCGCGCTGCTAAGCTCCTTCTCCGAGAGGTCTGAAAGCATGGCACTGCGCAGCTCGTCAAGGCTTATATCGCCCTGTGCGATCGCCGCATGCCCCATCTCGTGGCGCATTATCTGCTCTGCGGATATGTCGGGATGGTCTGAGCGCACCATAACAGTCTTGCTCTCGGTATCGACCATACCCCTGAACTCGCCGCCGCTGTCCTTGATATTGCCGCCCTCGAAATATGTGACGTTATAGCCGTAGCTTCTTGCAAGCTCACGGCCTTTTTTCATGCTCTCGGTGTCCTCGCCGGAGTAGTAGACGTTTTCCTGCTCTACGCCGTTATAGACTACTTTTTGCCCAGTTTTGCCTTGAGCTGCGCTATAACCGCTTTGTCTGCCGCTATCTGTTCCGGCGTAAGCTTCGACTGCGCCTCTTTCCACTGAGGGTATTTGTCCTTCGGTATTCTGACCGTTAAGCCGTTGGCCGCTGTCGCGTAGACGTACTCCATTATTGTTTACCTCCTGTGTGTTTATCTGGTTGTTTACCTGTGTGCTTACATTATCGCCCTGCACCGTCGCATTGTCAACCGCCGCCTGAGTTGTAGATGCACCCATGTTATAGGCTATCTCCGCCTGTGCGCGGTTCAGAACGGGCACTTTGATAAGCGACTCTTTGTTCGCGCCCTGCTGCCCCATCTGATACACAGCATCAAACGCCATTTCAAACGCCTCGGGAGACTCGACGGGGGCGAGATCGTATGTTCTGCTTATAACCTCCGGGGAGACCGTATAGCGCTCTGCCATGCTGTTAACAACGCTGTTCTTTGCCGCCATTGTGCGGATGTTAGCAACAGCGCCGCTCCCGGTCATGGTATTCACAGCCTGCTGCATTACCGGGCTGCTGTCTATAATGCTCTGCTCCGCTCTCGTCAGTTTTTGACCGCTTGCAGCCTTGGCAATGACCGTCGCGGTGTTATCGTCAACAAGCGTACCGCTGCGCTCAAGAGCATTGCGCACTGCCGGTGTGTCTCTCTCAGCCGTTATAAGCTGTTCAAGGTTGGCTGTTTCCTTATCGCTCAGGTTTCTGTTGCCTCTCTTTGCGCTGTTGTCAAGGATGTTCTGATATTCTGCGGCGGTCAACTGTGCCTGAGAACCCTGTTCGGATGCAAGCCCGGCGTTTACAAGCTCGCGCTGATAATTTTCATACGCTCTCTGCTGCGCGTTCTCGGCGCGATACTGACCGCTTATAACGTTCGTTCCTGCACCGAAAAGGCCGAGAGTGCTGCCGATGATGTAGTCCTCGAGCATCTGCTCTGCGTCCATGTCCTCGCCCAGGTCAGACCAATCGCCCTTGCCGTCATCCAGCTTGAGCACACGGTCTGCAACAGGGTTCAGGATATCCGAGAGGACTTCCTCTAAGCCTTCTTCGTTCGCGCCGACAATGACCTTGAGCGCCGTGCGGCCTTTGTCCGTCTTTGCCAGTCGGTTTACAAGACCGTTAACAAGGCTCTCGTTTTTGATAATGCCCTTGCCGTATGCGACTTTGGAAGCAGCGCCGAAAAGCTTTTCGGTAAGCACTTCAATTGCCGCGCTCTTGAGGCCAGTGGTAAACTGGTCATTGATATCAAGGCCGTTGTTTCTTGCCTCCTGCGCTCCGCTTCCGGCCGCTCTCATTCCCATTGCTGCAAGACCAGAGCCGGGGAGAATGGCGTTCATAGCCGCGTCACCGGCAAACTGCAAGCCTGCAATGCCGAAGTCAACAACGCCCTGCCCGAACTTGCCTAAGCCCTCTTTTGCTATCTGCTGATACTCATTCGAGCGTGCGGCAAGCTCATCGGCGGTGTCAAAATTCTTTTGCCCTGCTCCTGCAAGCGCTGCATAACCGCGCTCAAAGGCCTTTTGGCTGTCCTCATGCTGCTTCTTGAGACCGCCCTCGCGCGTGTTTATGTCCTCGCCGTTGAGCATTGCGTCATATCCGGCTTTAAGCCTTGCGCTGTCCGCTGCATCTCGCGCTTTTGTCTGCGCGTCCTTTTCTTTCAGCAGACCGAAAAGGTTTGAAAACGCGCCTGCCGTGCTGTATATTGCAGCGTTCGCCGTAGCGTCAAATCTCGTTGTTTTTGACGCGCCGTAATCTCCTGCGCCCAAAGCGCTTATCTGCCCCGGCTTGCGCTCGCTGCTTTTTTTGCCGTAAGATATAGCGTCGCTGCCCTTTGTGAGCTTTTTAGCGCTCCCGGCTTGCTGCAAAGCAGCGAAAGCAGGGTTGTTACGAGCAAGAACTTCGCTCACTCCGGGCAATTGTCCTCTATTCTTACCAACTTTGGATTTAGCACTGTTTGTGCCGTAACCCTTGGCGATTGCTTGTGCTTTCTGGGCATAGGCTTTTTCGGTCTTTTCGCGCCCTGCTTTTGCAGCTGCCTCTATCTGCTCTTTTGTAAGATTTATTTTCTTCGCCATCTTTAACCTCGCTGAACTTACAAGCTGATATTTGCCTGAGATTTAAGCTTTCGTTTGAGAACATTTATATCATCATCGGTTAAACTCGAGTTTTTATTCCATGCATCGACAAGCGAATTAAGACTGTTATATTTGTTGCCGTTCCATGTGAAAATGCCCTCGTCAGGGTCAAAATTAAGCTGACGAACTTTTTTTACTGAAATACTTCCATCTTTGTTTACCTTGAAGTCTTTGCCACTCGGATACCTATTTCCCCCGCCGCCTGAGCCGCCGCTCCTGCCGCTTGCACTCTGCGCCGCCGCCTGAGCCGCAAGCTGTGCGTAATAGTTTTTAAGTGTCTGCACATACTCATCGCTCAATCCGGAACGCAAAACGAGATCGGCAGAAGGCGAGCCACCGACCTCAAGTATTGCTTTGACCTGATCTGCCGCCGAATTCATTTGAGACTGTAGCTGTGCATAATTTATCTGTGCTCTATCATAGTCCTGTGCATCCTTTGCCATGTACATGTTATACTGATCTTTAAGCTCGTCGCCCTCATCCTGATACCGCGAATATGCCAGCTGGTAAAGCTCCGGCACAACGCCGTTTAGCTTCTGCAAATACGCGTCATACTGTTGCTGACCGACTGCCTGACTGTAGCTTGAACCGTAGCCGCCCGTAAGAGCTGCCGCCTGACCCATTGTGTCCTGCATGGCAAGTCTGCCCTGATTAATGTACTGTTCCCTGTACAGCTTATACAAAGGGTCTGTCTCGGTGTCGTAGCTGAAGCTTTCTCTGTTGAGGAGTTTGTTGAAAAGCTCATTTATCTGTGTATCATACTGCGGAGTATAGGTGTAATTGGTCTTAGCGTTTGGAAGCCCATCACCGTCTATTTTGGCATTGCGCTGCTGCTCGTATTGAGACGCTGCGGTATAATCGCCTTTACCAAATGCCTGATATATCTTCTTCATATAATCCGTGCCGCTATCGTATTCAACACCGTTGTATTCTTTGGGAAGGTACGAAGAATAATTGTTGGTCTGGGCATAATTAAGCGCTTCACCTTGAATTTTCGCGTTTCGCGCCTGCTCATATTTTGCTGCTGCCGTATAGTTGCCAGCGGCAACAGCATCGTTTATTTTTTTCTGATAATCGGTATCCCTATCATATGTCGTTTTTTTAATTGCCATATTTATGCCTTCCTTTATCTAATCTTTAGTTGCAAAGTGCTATGCTGTGCGTTTCCACATATAGACCACTAAATAGGGCGGTAAAATATTAAATGCCGTTCCGCTGCCTGTAGCACCTGTCGGAATGCCTTGGGCAGCTGTTTTAGCGCTGGTTGAATAGCTTGCATAGTCCAAGTTGGCCGATATGCTGCCGCCGCTTGTCGCAACGTATTGGGGGTGGGTATGGCTTGGCAAATTAGCAGCAGTTAGCTGACATGTAGCAGCACCGCCTATTCTGCCATTAGTATAGGAAGTACCGGCTCCAAGCAAGAACCTATCCTGAATCTGCGTCCAACTGCCGCCAAATAGCTGAGCTGGATCAGTGCTGTTAACGCTCATATAGATGCTGCCCACTGGATATACTAAGTCTGCTATGCTGCTGCTGGGATCGTCACCAATTCCAAGATCAGCCGCCAGCTCTGAGGCAGATCTATATTCTATAATGTTGCTGTCGCTGAAAACCGCTATTTTTTTAGCCGCCGTGTTCATTCTGCTAACGTTTGTCAAGCGAACATCCCCGTTTATCTCACCACCGTACTTATTAAATTTCGATTGAAGCTGGGCAGTAACGGTTTTGTTCTGCACGGGATTTTTGCTGCTTCCGTCCAGATTTTCTTCAACGTCAGACTTATTGAGCTTGTCATCTAATGCTGCTTTGATAACCTTGTTCTGAACAGGATTTTTGCTGCTTGCGCTTAAAACATCATCAAGCGCAATGCTGTCGTTAAGCAAATACGGCAGGTTATCCGATAATTCCAGCAGATATCTCTGCATTGCGGCAATGTTTTCTTCCTGCGTTCCTTTAAATAAAGGTGATTGCGGTGGAATAATATTCATCGAATGTCTGTACCTCCCTCAAACAATTTGCTCATGCTGTAAAGTCTAACCTCCCCGCTGCCGGTGAGCTTTATTCTGAAATGGTCACATCGTCTCGGTCTTACGGGGATCATGAAAGAAGTTGTGCCGGTTCCCTTGATGTGCCCTTGATGCTCCCACTTTCCGCTTGAATCGTACTCAATATAGATGTCCATGTATGAGCCTTTCGGCAGCATCATACGCAAGTTGAAACGGCTGATATACTTTTGCCCTGTATAACTGTAGCCTTGCAGACCCGTGACAGCTTCCCACTCCGGTACGCTCTCTTGTGCGCTCGTTTTGTTGTAATCGCTTATAAGATGTATATCATAGCTATCAGTGCTCTCCTGCGTTACGTATAAAGTATCTCCGTTCACTGAGCAAAATTGCACTGCGTGACTTTCGCCCTCTTTATGCCACAATCCCTTTGCAGCGTCGTAAGCAAACATCGCCCACTGTCCGCTTGAATTCTTCATTGAGATATAGTATTTGCCGTTAGCACTGCCGCCGACAGCATCTGTGTAACGCTCATCTCCAAGGTTGTCCCCTGTAGAATATGTTGTAGAACCGTCAAATGCCACAACGCCGTTACGAGATTTGTAATAGCAAACATTCCCGACCATTGCGACTGAGCCACTGCAACCGTCCTGCACGCCGTCTATCACTTTATCCTGTATCTGATGCGCTCCTGTTGACGATACAAAGACCTTGTGGAAGCAGTTTTCTTTGAAAAATATCGGATATCCGTTAACATTCGCAGCGCCTGTAAACTCGCCCGGTGTGCCGCACGATGCTTTATAGCTATCTGTGGATATGCCCTGAAACACATTCCAGTTAGTTGCATCACCCAGCTTGCAAGCATATATCTCATTTATTCCTTTCATGTTTGCGCTATCAGACTTTCTATAGTGGCAGCCCCACAAACGATTTTGCGCTTGTATGACAAAATCCATATCAGGGACATCCCTGCTCATAAAAAACATACTGCCACTTGAATCAATGGTTTGAGTTGCGCTTATCGTACCGGCTATAACATGCTCAGTGTTATTTCCTTCACCCCACGACTTAACTATTATGTGTGTCCCCTCTATGCCGATCGTGTCTTCTTTGTTATTTATAGTTGTGGATATTCTTACCGCATCACCGGCCGGAAACGTATATGATGAATAAATGTCATTGCCATTCGTAGCAATGGTTATACGCACATATGTACTTGTCCCGGAAGTTATAATTTTGCCGTCCGAATCGCACGGGCTTATCTTGACATAAGGCAATGGGGCAGAAGTCATAACAACCTGGCTGTACATTGAAAGGTGGTGTGAATAATAATAGCCATCGGCATTTTTCTTTGTTTTCACTTTAATACCTGTTGGGAATATAACTAAATCATCGTTAAAAAAAAGTAATTGCACTTTGTCGGAGAATAAGAGTTTTCCCAGATCCGCATAATCATCATATGTGATAGCCGTCATATCTTCGAGATTACTGTAATCCGGCTCTTCTGCCGGATAGCTTTTGTATATTTTATAAAGTCTCTCTGAGCTATATTGGCCGCCGGACTTGTTCCCGATAACATACAAATCTCCATTACTGTCTACAGTCATTCCACCTATGTACGCAAACACGCCGCTCTGAATGAGACTTCGTGCCGCCCTGTTGCCCATGAGCGGGTAATAGTCCGACGTGAGATTTTTCATATCATAAAACTCTCCGTCGCCTATTTTGTAGTTGTGGTTATAGCCGCCGAAGGTATCAACGACTGTTTCAACCGTGCTGCTTTCGGGTATAGTTATATATGTCGGCATGCTGTCCTCCTAAAATCTGAAATGCGTCAGTTTCGGCAGTGGCCTGTGCGCCGCGTCATATGCCTGCGCAAATCGCGTGTAACCGTCGTTGTAAAACAGAACGGCCTTATTGTACTTGGCATCCTCGCCGTTTTGCTGCGCTATTTTGGCCTGTAGGTAATTAACATAGATATCTTCTGCATACGGCTCGGGAACCAGCAAATCGGTCGCTATGTCCTCTGCTGCATACTCAGGCTTTTCAAACTTCTCCGCGCCCTCGTGCGTGGCTATCAGGTCTGTATACACCATCTGGTCAATAGTCAGCAGCCATCGTACCTTTTCGGTTTCATCGTATGCGTTAGGCGTAAGCTTATCGGTAATTTCTATTGCTTCTGCAATTGTCATATTGTTCTCCTATTAAAATAGCCGCCATGAGGCGGCTGTTATTTTTGATATTAATTAGTGCGCGGCAAACTTCATCTCGTCGATGTGTTCGTCGAGCATGCGCTGAGCGTAGTTTGAGCGCTCGATCTCGTCCGCCACTTCTTTGGGGACGAAGCTTGTTTTGCCTTTGGGCAGCAGATAGTTTTTGCCGTTTATCGACACAAACAGATCGGGATCACTGTTTCTGTCGCCTCTCGGTATAAACATTTCAACTCTTTCATCTTCTGTTTTTTTAGCCATGTTTTGCTCCTCTCAGGCGGAGGGGCAGAGTGTTCCGCCCCTCCCGGGATAATTACTTGTTTTCTTCGTCAGTCGCGGAATACGAGCTGACGGACATCACGCGGAGTACGCGCTCAGGGTAAAGGATAGTTGCGCCGTTGGTCTCGAACTTGTAACCGATGGTGCTGAACTGGTTAAGAGGACCGCCGATTTCGTCCTTGTCATGAGCGATCATCTCAAGGCCGCCGCCCTCGGGGTCGATAATGCCAAAGCCGTCCTTGCCGAAGAAGTAAGTCGCATAAGTAACGCCATCGGACTTATTCTTGTAGGTAGCGCTACTGGAATACTTGTAGCTCGCGCCGAGAATAGGTGCATAGGTATCCTCGATGAAGCGGCAGCCGTGCAGCTCGCCGATTTCGCCGTTGAAGATCTCGGAGGTAGCTGCATACTTATGCACTTCAATCCATTCCTTGCTCTGGCGCAGGTCATATGCAACAGAGGGATGGATAACAGCATAGTATTTGCCGTTTATCTTGGGCACACGGTCTTTCTTGAGCTTAGTAACGGCCTTGTTTACCATGGTGGGGGTAAGCAGTGCCCAGCCGTCAGGAGTCGAGCTGCCGCCGCTGGAAGTAGTGCCGCCTGCGCCCATGGTTGCCGGGGAAGTAGGAGTAGAAACTTTAGTGCCGTCCTCGGTGACGTTATCGCAGTACATTACGTTAGTGCCGACAAGCAGCGCATCACGGATAAGGGTTTCCTGAGTAGCCGCAGCGGATGCGCCCATTTCCTCGGTCGCTGCAAGAATGACATCGTCATATGCGCGCATCTCGAGCTTATCGGTGATAGAGGTGTAAGTGCCATACTGCGTGATAGATGCAGTCAGCTTAGTTGCGCCAAACTGCTGACCGGTGGGGATAACGCCTTCCTTAAGCTCAGTCGCCTTTGCAAAGGTGTTAAACTTACGCCATTCAACAGTGGTGCCGCCGTTCTTGGGCAGTCTCTGCTTGCGGCCAAACTGCGCATAGAACATCTCAACTCTGGCATTTTCGAGCAGCTCAGTGTCATAGAACGTCTTAAGTTCGGGCGCCATCGTGTTAGTGGCAGGGCTGGCCGCGACGGCCTCGCCGGTGTATGCGTTGGTGTAGTTGGAGGTGCCGTTGCTAACAAGGGTGTTAACAACGGTGCCTGCATCTGCGAAAATCTGAATCCAATTAAAATTGATCATATCGTTTCCTTTCATGGTCATAGGCCACGCGGAAACGCTCAAGGCTTAAAACTGCCCGGGATATATCTTTTCACCCGATCTGATCCGGGCTTTCAACGCCTCTCTCTGCTCCCGTGTGGCGTTTCTGTAATCAAACGTCTGAATGGAAGCGTTAGAGGACTTGGGAACGCCGCCCTCACTCGGGCGCGATCTATTCGACTGCACAGCATTAGACACCTGCTGCACCGATGCTTTCAGCGCTGCCTGCCGTATGCTTTCCTTTATTTCATCTCGATGCACAAGTTCATATGCATCCTCGAGGGAAAACATCAGGTCAGGCGCGGTCAAGCGTCGGAATGTAGGGTTGTCCAGCTCTTTCCGCAAATCAAAGTTGGGGTATTTTTTCTGAAGCTCAACGGCCTGCGCGTTCATCTTGCCCAGATGCTCCATAAGCTTCTGCTCGTTGATAAACTGCTGCTTTTGCGCTTCTGCCGCTCTTGCCACAGCCTCGGAGCGCTCGAGCTGCTTTGCTACCTCGGTCGATACACCCAATTCCATCGCACGGTCTTCGTAATACTCGTCATCATCCGCGACCGCTTTTGCGATTGCGTCATAATCTCCCGAGTCTACGCCGTACTTTTTGGATAGCAGCTGCAGCGCCGGAGCAAGCTTCTCAAGCCCCTCGGCGTCCGCCTTGTACTTTGTCTTTGCCGACGAGACTACTTTCTGCATCTCCCGGTTATAGTCGGGGTCTGCCATGATTTCATCCCATGTAAGCCGCTTTGCTGTATCTTTAGTCTCTGCTGCCTCTATGGCTTCCTTTGGCGCAGCGGCGGCCTGCGCATCGGCTTTAGGCTGATTAACAGCCTTGCCATATTTCGCCCGTCCGAGTTTTTCCTTAGGCACTCCAAGCTCTGCGAGCCTGTCAGCCGTGGTTTTCGGTGCTGTCTGTTCGGCGGCAACAGACACATTAACGCCCGTGTTCTGCCCGGCGGCGGCAGATGTTTCGCCCGAAGTGGCTGCACCGCCATCGCCGGTACCGTCCGCGAATAGCTGCAGCCAACTGAATTTGTTGTGCATTTACATGCCTCCTATTTATTTGCCCGTAGGTGGACAAGTCCGTCGTACCGCCTGCAGGGCTCGAACCTGCATCTCTATCTCTCCGAGCGTTTTACCGTTAAACTAAGGCGATATACAAAAGGGGCGGAGAAGGGGGAACTCCGCCCGTAAGAAAGGAGATGTAGCAGACTATTACAGCCGCCGCCTGCCAGGGCGACATCTTAAAGGAGGTGAACTTGCTGTCTCATGCAACCCACGTTTTCAGCATAGCATTTACTTATGCTTTGCTTTCAGCCCCACCTTGCGCATTTTTTTCAGTTTCTGTGAAAATTTTTATGTATTCCGGGTATTCCTGCATCAGCAACACAAAGCCCTTGACTATTACCGACATTTCAACGACCGCCACAGGGTCATATTCAGTCAGCTTTATTCGCGCTTTGCCGTCGGATATATCAATTTCCGTGATATCTTTGGAACTTTCCTGCAAAATAGCCGCTGCCGTGCGCACAAGGATTGTCGCAGCCGCGCATATCAAATCCTCGCCTTTGGGCGCAGACCGCGCATGCCCTTCGATTTTTAATTCGAATGTGCTGCCGGTGCTGTTTACGCATACGTTTATCATATCGTTGCATATCCTCCATCGGGCATTGCCGCCTCGCGCGTCTTTGCCCGGGCGTTAGACACCTGTGCGTGTTCGCGCTTGGCAGGGTCTTCTGCAATCTGTATATTCGCCTGCGGTGTGCTGATCTGTACTTTGGCCTGCTGTGCTATAGCCTGTATCTGTGCAAGCGACTGTGCATCACCGCATTTGGCCGCAAGCAGTGCCGCGACTTGCAGTACCGTATTAAATCGGTCAAACAGTGTGCCGTTCTGCTTGATGGTCTTTCGAACGTTGTCGATGCTGTCAAAATCCATCATCGTAAGGCATGCAAGCGCCTGGTCTGTCTGCTGCGGATTGAAAAAGCCGAGATTATAAAACTGCAATGCCAATTCATTGTTTGACATCTTGGTGTATGCCGTGCGCTTCTGCGGAACGACGTTGATATCAAACTCCGGCACACGCTGCCCGATATCGTATCCGGCAAACATCTGTGTCTGCGGCTTTATGTGCTCGTTGGAATAGCTTAAAAACAATTCCTCGCCGCCGTCGCCCAGGATGCGGAACTGGCGCGGCGCATCGTAAAACTGCCTTATCAGCTCTATGACAAGATAGTTTAATTCGCTGTATGCTCTGTAGCTTGCCTTGGTGCTGTCTCTGCTGCCTTTGCCGCTGGCTTCCTGCAATGCTGCTATTGCGCTTGCAGCCGTTACGCCGCTGCTTGTCGTGCCTGTCGCAGTCTCCGTGTTGCCGCTGGTTTCGCGCAGTTCGTTGATGCTAAGCTGCAACATGCTGATATAGTTGCCGTCAAGGTTATCGTGCGTAACAGGCTTTAGGTTGTCGTCGTTTAAACTGCCCTCAACGTTGATAATAGTTTCATTCAGGTTCGTAAACTGTTCAACGTTAACGCCGCAGTTGGCTTTCTTAAAATACCTGGGCTTTGCGCCGACCATTGCATTTTCCACATACGCCGTTTTCATCAGGTCAATTTCGGTCTGCGGCGCTTTGCACAGGTCTACATAGCCGTATCCGCAAGGGCTGCCTTCAATGGGAAACAGCGTGTCAAACACATACGGGTATTTGCTGTGGTCATACCAGCCGGTCATTGCACGGTCAGGGTCATTTTCCGTCGCGTAAAGCACCGTGCCCGGAACAAACAGTATGTAGTGCAGCACACCGTTTTTGTGATAGTACGCACTGATAACAGGTACTTTGTCCGTAGTGTCTACATGGTCATCGTATCTGTATTTGCTGGTTATAAAATCATGCGGTATATTCTTGCCCTCCGGCAGCTCAGCCGGGAACATGGCTCGGACTTCGGTTTCGTCCTGAAAATCGACCTCAAAAAAATACTTTGACTGCTGTATATCCTCGACTCCCGGCTCCCAAAACAAATTAAGGATGTTGCACTTGCGCACATCGATATCGCCCAAGCCGTTCATTTTGTTCTTGTCCCATATGACCTTGTACACGCCTGTGCCGGTCTTCAGCTTTGACCACATAACTTTGCTATAGGTGGCCTCAAACTGGTTTTTTTCCAGCACAACAGGGATTATTTTAGACAGCATAGCCGCCTCTGCTTTATCGCCCTGTTCCCTCGGCAGTATGTTAGGCTCGGGGTAGGCATCCATTGCGTCGGCGTGTTTGTTGGTGATAACGTTATGCAGCCAGCCGCTTTTGCTACGAAAGCCCGGCTTTGCGTGGCCGTCCTTGTCTTCTTCAACATCGTTTCGCAGCTTCCACCAGTTTTCCGATGCGATGATACGGCTATCGACCGACTTCTTCCCGGCGCGATATTTGTTTAGTATCTGCATCAAATCCTGTATCTGCTGTTCCCCAATGGGTTTTATGCCAAGCATCTGCGCCGCAGTTTCAACGCTGCCAAGCTCGGGCGCTTTGCTGCCGTCTGCTCGTATAGTGTCCTTAGTGATATCCATTTGCTTTGTATCCATCCTTTTTGTATTGGTTCAGTGGGTCTGACAATATAACTTTTGGTTTTTGAGGTATTATCGGGCTTATCGGTCTTGCCATACACATATAACGCCATTCATCGCCTACGTGATCTTCCATCGACGTGTCCAAATCTTCGGGCTTGTGTTCATCGTACATCAGCAGCGGTATAGTACGGATAAACGCCTTGCAGTTGTCGAACACATACATGCGCGGATAACCGTTATCGTCAAATTGCAGCCGATAATGGCATTGCATCCAGCCTGCAAGCCGCTTGTTGTCGCCGGGGTCGAAGTACACACCGTATTTCTCAGCGGTCTCCGCGACCGATACGCCGCGCGACACATCCCATATTGACGGGTCAGCAACACCAAGTATCTTGCGCCCTTTAAGCCATGGGTGCGTCTGCTCCGTCTCGCGGATGCGCTTAAACTGTTCGTCGGGTGTCCACTTGACACCTTCGTTAGGCGTATCTGTGCAGCCGTACAGCTCCAAAACGCGATACAGTACGCCGTCATAGTCGATAGCCCACCATGCGCAACTAAACGGCTTGTTATAGCCGAAGTCGTATGACCTGTATATCGTCCAGCCACGCGCCGCGCCTTCGTTCAGGTCAAACGCCGGTATAACATGCGTAAATCTGCGCTGTGCTATAGCTTCTTCCGGCGTTATCCCCGCCTTTGCGCACAGTTGCGCATCCGGGCGCGTTCTGAAATCTTCAAAGAATGCGCCGTCGAATATATCCCATTCGCCCTCCAACCACGCCTTACGCAGCTTAGGCGGCAGGGCTTCAAGCTTTTTTATATAGTCGGGGTCTGCTTCCATCAACGGCTTGTTATCCGTGACCTTGCTTTGAATAAATGAATAGTCCTCCGGGTTCTCCCCATCGGTATAGGCGCGGTCTATCGCCAACCGCTTCACCCAACTGTGCCCAACGCCGCCGGGGTTACATGTAACATATATCCGCCGTGGGAAATCATTCGCGCCACGCACGCAGGCCGAGAGCTTCCTGAACCGTTCTTCGGTTTGGTGGGTACCTTCGTCCAAAAACAATATATCCGTTTCTGTGCCCTGAAAGCGTTCTGCATCCTTGTCGGTATCGCAGTACCTAAACAATATTCTGCTGCCGTTCGGGAATGTAATGACCTTCTTCTGATCGTTATAGCTCGCCATGCGCTGTGATTTATCAGCATCATAGCAATGCAGATCGCGTGTCAGAGGTACTATGTGGTTTTCCTGCAATTCCGGGTATGTTTTACGCACGATCATGCATGTTATCCCCGGAAACTTGAAGCAGTACAGCACCGCCGAGACGCGCACGACGAAGCTTTTGCCGCCGCCGCGTGCGCCGCCGAAAAACACAACATGCGCCCTATCCTTTAAAAATTCCTGTTGTGTAGGGCTTAGGTAGTCGATTTTATATTCCGGCATGGTTATTTACCGCAGAAATCATCGGCACCGGCAATGATAACGCGCACCGGCTCAGGCTGTGCTTCTCCTGCTGCCTGGCGTTCAAGGTTTTTAATGCGCGCTTCCTGCTCGCGTTTATCGGCATCGGATTTAACACCCTGGATTTCCGCAAGGTCTTTCATTGCGCCTGTAAGGCTTTTCAGGCCGCGTTTATCCTTGATAATATCCGCATCCGTTAACTGTGCTACAGCGCTGCATAGCTTGCTTGACAGCAGCCCAGCAGCTTCTAACAGGCTTTTATATTCCTGATAGTCAATTTCCAGCTGTGCTTTGATACGGTCTGCGCCCTTGGCCGCGCTATACTGCGTCCGCTTCTGCGCCCATTTTTCACGCTCAGCACGTTTTCGCAATGTGCTGTAAGAAACGTTGTGTTTCTCGGCAAGCGGCCTTGTGCCTATGTCGGTAGTAATATATTCAGTTTTGATATCATCCCATTTGCTCATGCCTTTATAATAATGTAGGTGGCGCTGCATTAATCAGCCCCACCTTGCCCACTTTTTTGCTGCACATAAAAAAACAAGGGTAACGCTTAATGCGCTACCCTTTAGTATTTTTCCGCTAATGTGATCTTGTAGACCGGGCATTGTGCGTACTGTGTGCAGCAGTATTTGGACACATACACCCGGCGTTTCTGCTCGTCGCCTTTAAACCACAGCTGCAATCTTGCGTCACCGCATGGGCCTTCGCAAAAAATCTTGTTCTCACGCGCCGAGCCTTTTGACCAAAACGGGCATTTTGCCCGGCTGTCATAATATCCGTCAGCGCCCCTCATGCAGCGTGTACCTCGCGTACCGTGTCGGGATGCCGTAACGGTTAAGTCCGGTCTCCATCGTTGTTTCAACGTCATAGCCGCGCTTGCGAAGATCAAACACGCGCCCGGATGCCCTGCCTATGCCGTAGTCATACATGGCCTCGCGGCTTGTTATGCTGCCGTGTTCGCGCATGTGATTTAGCATCATTTCGCACTGACTTTGAATTATCATGTTCCGCGATACCTCCAACATTTTTTAGTTGTAAATGTCTTTACCGCCCTTGCGCGTTTTATGTAGCCGGTCACCAGCAGCTCCCTTGCCGGGTATTCATTCCGCGCCGCCGCCTTGCGTTTATCGTTCTCCGCGCAAAACGCCTGATAGCTGCTGCAATTGGCGTGGCAGCCTATGCGGCGCACTGTGCAGCCTTTACAGTCGTTAGTCATCTTTTTGTAAATTCTTTGGGTGCAAAAGCAGCGCACCAGCCGTTACGCTTATCGCAGTCGCAATCGCACTGATCGCAGCACCAGTCGTAATAGGTGTTATCGCTCCGGCGGCAGATTTCACGGATTGCTACGCGGTAATCTTCTATTTCTTCATTGTAATCGTGGCACAGTGCATCGAAGTCTTTGCGTTCGCTACGCAGTAGGCCGTGCAAATAATCATAATGCGGTTTTGGCACACCGCCGAGAACATCTAACAGCCATAGGCGTATTATATATAGTAATCTTTTCATATCTGTACTCCCATACGATCGGCAAACTGGTGTAATCGAACCATTATGTTATCCAAAATTTTATTTGTACCTATAAGCGCAGCTTCAAGCGTATCTTCTCCCAGCGTATCGGGTTCGGCCGTGTTTATGCCAAATGTTTGTGCTTCTATAGCACTTAACACAACGTTAATTTCGCATACCGCCTTGTAATTAGTACCCGTAATATTTTTTATAGTATCTGTGGACGCAACGGCTGGCATAGGTGCACAACACGTCTCGTTTGCTCTTTCAAAATTCATATTTACCATCCTTTCGACTAACGTTTCTGTAGTTTGTCACATATTTTTGCGGTTTCTTCTGCAAGATTATCGTATATTTCTTTCGGAATAACATAATCAATGCCATCTGCGCTACACGGAACGACGCTGTCCAATCTTTCTTTCAGTCGAGCCAGTTTTGCAGATTTATAGGCTTCTACAAGCGTTTCGCAATCGTGCATTATAACCATTTGGTCGAGCATAATGCGCACATCGGCTATTTCCTCCGCAATATGTTCAACATTATCCTCGCCGCGCTCATACTTGCAAAGTTCCTTTTGCAGCTCCGACATTTCTTCCATGCATACGAACGTCTGCAATTGCCCGCCGTAGGTTTCAAGCGCCTGCTGGTATATCTGCTTTGCCTGATATTCGGATTTTTCTCCGGTGTCTTCTAACAAGCGAAGCACTTCATATGTGTTGGCACAGTGATAGCCTTTGCCGTTTACAAAGACAGTGTAGCTGCCGTCGTGGTTGCTTTTGGCTTCCCAGCCTACGTTTTTTGCCATTTCATCCTCCTAAAAATAGATTTATCTGCATGGAGTGTTCTCTGAAGCGTTCTTCCTCTTTTTCGAAGTAATCTTTATCAATTTCACATCCCACATAGTCAAAGCCCATATTGTAAGCGGCTATCCTGCTTGAGCCGCTGCCCATGTGCGTATCAAGTATCTTGTCACCCTCTTTTGCGTAACAACTATATATCCACTCATATAACTTCACGGGCTTCTGTGTTGGGTGAAATCGTCCGATTTGATTTTGCATATTGATGTCAATCACCTTTGCATTATCGTTGAAGCTTGTCCATGCGTATTCACACATTGCCATTGAGAAATTTTCGGGAATGTTTGTTTTCCGGAGTATCAGGAAGCACCTTGTCGGCGGTAGGGCAAAATAATTGCCGCCCCAAATAATTTGGTTGCGTGAGACACGAAAAAGTTCTGTAAAATACTCTTCCTTCGGGGCAATGTCCCACGCTATGATTTTTCCCCCCCTTGTAACGGTCAAATCGTCCCCCAAAACGGCTCTTGCCTGCTCGTTTGAACGATCCCATGCCGTCGCCGTATGGCGGGTCAACAACAGCAAGTTCAAAGGCATTGTCGGGCAATGTTTTCATGTATTCCATACAGTCGATGTTGAATGCTTCAGTCATGTCCATACCTTTCATCGAATGGCGAGAAGTTATCCTCGCCCACTATTTCTTTGATTCTGCGGTCAAGCGTGACCTTCGCATACTCGATGCTGTCATCGGCCTTGCTGTCTTCCACCACTAATTCAGCGATTTCGTTTGCATATTTAACAAACGCCTCGCCAAACGCCCGGGCGCGTCCTGCGCCCAAGCCCAGCACTTCATTAGCGGCCATAAACGCGGCATCTTCGGCAAGCTGCATGCGGTTTCTGCCGTATAGCCGCAGCTGGATATCTACTTCGCGCTGCACGGCCTTTGCAAATGCTGATTGCTTACCCATGCTTAGTCACCACCTTATGGCCTACGTATTCGTCGATACTCAGTCCGAGTGCATCGGCAAGGATTTCTATTGTATCTATCCAGCCGCCGCGTAGTGATTTGCGTTCAAGCAGGCTTATCGTGGTTTGGGCTATGCCGGATATTTCGGCCAGCCGCACGATGCTTAACCCTGCATCCAATCGCGCCTTGCGCATATATTCCCCGCGTGTCATTTTTGTCCCTTTCTTATCGTCGTTTTAACGCTTTCAACGCCGTCACGGAGTGTAGCCGTCAGCACATCGAAGTTTGCGTTTATGCAGTCCTCGTTGAGCTTTCGCGCCGTCGTTATCGTCTGGCATATATCGTCAGCAGCTTCGGTTATGGTGTTCACTGCCTCATCGAGCTTTTCAAGCAGTTTGATGATTGCCGTCGCCGTGTTGTCAATCGGCTCTGCTGGCGGTTTGGGCTGCGGCGCTGCTTCTGCCGCTTTGGGCGTTGCTCTGCGATGCCGTACCGCCTCAATAGCCTCCGCGACTTCTTGCGGCAGTTGCGTATTGAGGTATTCGCAAGCCCAGACAATCGCCCCGCCGGTTGTCGCAGACCGAGAATATTCTATTAACTCGTCCCACCGCTCATTGGCAATGTGCTTTACCACAGTGTACAGTTTGTTGCAGTAGCTCCCGCTCGCGCCGACCGCAAACGCCGCCTGTTCGCCTGTCTTGCCCATCGACATAAGCGCAATTATCTTCTCGTTCGTCGCGTTAGAAATTCGTCTTGCTCCCATTTTTGTCAGTCCTCCTTTTTATTTTTCCCATTCAAGCGCTTGCCCACTATGTCATCCCACCGCCCATGCGCCACCGGCGCATAGCCCTGCTGTACCGCCATGCGCTTAAACTCGCTTTTTGCCGGTTCGTGGACAGCAGGCGCACACTTAATGCGCTCGATAATTTTGTGAGCGCCTCTCATTTCTGCGCTCGTTGTTTTTTCTCTTGCCGTATATACCACCGATTGTTCGATGTCATGTAACAGCGCTTCACGCTCTATGTATTCAGCCATTATTAGCACCTCCGTCCATCTTTGCCCCGCAATAGGGGCAATAGTCTAACATCGGGCGATAATCAGGATCGTCGTAATCGTCCGGCAGTTCATGCTTGCAGCGCGAACAACGCCAGCCCCATTCTCTTTCATGGCCTGTAATCGGTGTTCCTATATCTTCGTCAAACCATTCCCACTGTCCATTCTTTATAGGCGCGACGTTGACGGTAGGTATATTGTCCAGTATTTCTATAACGAGTTCATAGCTAAAGCCAGCAATATATTCAATTTCGGATGCTCTTTCGAGTACGTCTGTACCAGCATTCGCAAATGCCTTATATATCGCGTCTCGGTCTATGTATTCAGCCATTGTCGCCCTCGCTTTCTGCCTGATTTTTCAGGTTTCCCCACGCTGTGTAGCAACTCGGGCACAGATGGTTTCGACCAAATTCACCCCATCCATACGGTAGCGTATAGCTAAAGCTGCAATCATATCGTTCAGCCAGTTTGATTGCTCCGCAGTGATCGCAGATGAAAATTTTTCTCTTAACTAATGACATTGCTAATCCTCCATTCCGAACAGCCGCCGTTGTATTTCCACACACAGCGGTCACATTTTCCGTAGCATGGTTTAGTCATCGTCATTCTCCTTTCCACTAAGCCACGCACGCAGCTTGTGTGCGCACGAAACGCACAGATCGTAGTAGGTCTCGTTTCCGTTCATTTTATGCGGCCTCATTCCTGCGCGGGTCACGGAGCTCATTGGGTTTATCTCCGCGCCGCAGCGGTCACAGATACGGCAACACCACCACACACCCCGCCTTGTCGGCCTTTAGTAACTCGCGAATCCGCTCCGCCTTTGACGTGTCATCGCTAAAGGCAGATTCGATGATGACCTTTGCGTTTTCACATTGTTCCGGCGTCAGCCCCGTGTCCTCGTAGGCGGCGAGGCGGCTCCACGCCGCTTCTTCCCACTTGCAATTCATGGCGCAGTTCCCGCCAACTTCGAGGCATTCGGGGCCGTAAAAATGTGTGCAACAGATACCGTTTTCGTGCGATGTTTGCTTGCTATGTTTCGTCAGCCGTTCCATCACTCCACCTCCTGCATCCAGAACTCGCGGCTCCCATCGTTTACTCCTTTCGGCGCATCCGGCAGCGGCATCCAGTGGCTTACTTTTACTTCTACGCCCCTGAAAAGCCAACTTTCTTCGTCATCGTTATATACCCCGACACCTGCTGCTTTGAAATAGGGCATATAAATCAGATAGTTGATGTAGGTGTTATCGTCGTCGTCAATCCATTCCTCGGGCAACTTCTCGCTGCACGGAATCCACTGCACTTTAAGTCGGTTTCGTAAGCGCATGATCTCTTTGCCCGTCCATTCAAGCTCCGCTCTCAGCGCTTCGTTTTCACGCCTTAGGTTTTGAATTAAAAGGTCAGTATCAGTCATTTACGTAACTCCCTTCATAAAGCAGCCCCAAAAGGTTTTGGACTTTTTGCCGCTGTGATGCCCGAACAGCGGTTTTCGCCCGATTACTCGCCATAGTTTATCCGCGGGGATCTGTGTTTCAGACCACTTGAATATCAGTACGCCATCGGGTTTTAATACACGCATACACTCCATGAAACCTTCTTGAATTGTCTGTTCCCAACCTTGATCGAGCTTGCCGTACTTTTTAACCAGCCACGAATTATTCCCGGCGCGTATTAAATGCGGCGGATCAAAAACTACAAGTGAGAAACTGTTATCGTCGAAGGGTAGGCAAGTAAAATCGCACTGAATATCAGGATGTACATAGCACGTTCTTTCACTAAGCCCGTTTGTGCTTTTCCATATCCCCGTTAATGCTTCATCCCGTTTATCGCAATAAATCGCATTAGGATGATTTTTGTTAAACCATATCGTGCGAGATCCACACGTCACATCAAGTATCTTTTTGTTGGACATTTAATAGCCCTCCCTAAAGTGATTTGTCTCCCCGTCGCCGGTGAACCAGCAGTATGTATCGGGCAGCTCCCTTGCCACATCCGCGCCCTGCTTCTCCATGCTCCAGCGCGTGAGCACGTCCAGCGCCACGGTGTACAGGTTGTCCAGCGCAGGAAAATCGGGGCTGTAGCCGTAAAACTGCCCCGGTTGCGACACAACGCCGATAATGCTGTCAGGGAAACGCGCATCGTCTACGCGGTTCAAGACACACCATACGCACTGCTGCTGATTTAACAGGGTGCAGCCCCTTGCTTCGCCGTATAGCATCTGCGCAAGGGCTATCACGTCGGTCTCGGTAAAGTACATCTCGTACTCAGGCTCTGCCACTTCCACTACGCACAGGCCGTGCGTATCAACCTCGGGCGGCACACCGTCCGCATCGGCCTTGTTGCCCCCTTTGCCAAGGGCAAGCAGTACCATGACTATCAGCGCCAGCAGCGCCGCGCACACCTGGGCTATGATGATCGTGTATTTATTCATCGGCCGCCTCAACAAATTCGCCGCCCGAGAGTTTATACCATGTATCAGCCTTTATTATTTCGCCGTCAATCTGTGCTGATTTAACGCAAACCGGGATACGGCGCTGTTTAACCTCGTCGTATACCCACTCCGCAAGCGTAATCCAGTTGCCAACTGCACCTTTTATAACGCTGCCGATGCCAACAGCAGCGCCTACGCTGTCGTTGCCCGAAATATCAATCTTCGCGTAGTCACCTGAGCTGCCTATCTTCGCGGAGTCACCTGAGCTGCCTATCTGCGCGTAGTTGCCTGAGCTGCCTATCTGCGCGTAGTCACCTGAGCTGCCTATCTGCGCGTAGTCACCTGAGCTGCCTATCTGCGCGTAGTCACCTGAGCTGCCTATCCGCGCGGAGTCACCTGAGCTGCCTATCTTCGCGTAGTTGCCTGAGCTGCCTATCTGCGCAAAGTCGCCTGAGCTGCCTATCTTCGCGTAGTTGCCTGAGCTGCCTATCTGCGCGTTAACCTTATTACTCGGCATGCTCTTTATCGTTTTCTCGCACGCGAAATCAATGCAAGCCTTGATGAAACCGGAAAATCCGAGCTTTGCACCGATTTTGATAGTGCTTGTTGCAAACTTCTGATTATCATCGGTAACAGGCTCGTCGATAGCTTCTACGGTCGTAAATTCGCTGAACTTGCCATCTTCGCGCACCAGCGGGTAATGGTCCAGCACGTCAAACGGATTAACGCAGTAGTGCGTAACCCCGCCGACGCATACGCCGTGCCCGTTTTTCTTGTAGGTTTTGCCTTCTTCGTACTGATACCCCCTGCACACAAGGCCGGGCTCATAGGCTTTGTAGCCGTGTTTGTTATCTGTCATGGTTGTTCCCCTTTCACTTTTGCGTAGATCGCTTTTAAGTTTTCAAGCTCGTCGCTGCTGACATTCTCCCTGTGCTGCTCAACGCCTAGTCGCTGCTGTTCGCGTTCTTTCAGCGGATAGACATCCTGCCAGCATTTAACGATGCTTTGTTCAAGCACCGATTTCCACTGCTCCGGCGGAAATTCGTTTTTAAGCTTTGTCACTAAAAGCTGCTTTGCCCTGTCAGTCATGGGCTTTCTGATGCTCCGGCGCATTTTCTCGAAGTCTTTCAAAACGGCCAGTAAATCACCATCACCGGCCGCGAAAGCGGCGAATGCGTCAGCATCGCGCGTGCGCGCGCTTTTGTCTTTGTCTTTGTCGATTGTCTTATTGTCTTTGTCGATTGTCTTATTGTCTTTGTCTTGTGGGCTTTTGCTTGCACTTGCTGCATTTGCTTGCAAATGCTCTTTTTGCTCGCAAGTGCTCCTTTTGCTTGCACTTGCTGCGTCACGCCGCTTTTGAGACAACTCATCCTTTGATAAAACATCTCTATCAATCTGCGCCCTCATCATGGGGAATAAGAATCGTTCGTTCCCGTTGAGCTGCGGAACTTCGCCCGACCTTGCATAGGTTAACAAGGAAGTGAAAAGTCTCCCCCTCTCAGCGTCACCGAGCGGCTCTATCGCATCGAGATAATCAACAAAGACCTTGATATAAGTTATCTCGGCCATAGCTCACCCTAAAACGGAAGGTCTCCATCGTCCGGCAGCTCTTCAAAGTCTGCTGCGGATATATCGGGTGAGGGCACGGAAGCAGCGCGGCGGCTCTCACCGAAATAGACATGCTCTGCAACGACCTTTGCGGTAACTCTCCGTTTGCCGTCGTTGTCCTGCCATTCGTCCATTGCAAGCCTGCCCTGCACAACTATCATGCTGCCGGTCTCGAAGTATTTGCCGACGAAGTCAGCCGTTGAGCGCCATGCCTCGCAGTTTATGAAATCCGTCTTGGGCTTGCCGCCCTCGCTTCCGGCATAGTCGCGCTGACAGGCGACCGTGAATGACGCAACCGGGATGTTAGTCCTCGTGTATCGCGTTTCGGGCGTTCTCGTCAGTCTGCCCATGATGGTTATCTGATTAAGCATTGTTTCTCCTTTCAAATCCATGACTTGCCGAACACTTCCATGAACTTTTCGTGTCCGTATAGTTTTTCAAATCGTTCCTGGCACTCGCGCTTTAAGCGCAAATCAAAATCGTGGTTTCGGTGTACGCTGTATTCTGCGCCGGTGTGCCAGTCCCAGCGCAGCCATACCCAGCAGCCCCATTTGTCGGCGGCTTGCCTGCGTCCTCCGCCGTATACATGGTGCCGGTTTAGACCCTGTGTGTCGCCGGTGATGTAGCATTCCCGGCGGCTCTGCATGATGCTATCTGCCATCCCACGCCTCCAAAAGCGCCTCGATCTCGTCCTGCGGCCTTGTCTCAATGTCCAGTGCCCGGCAATCCTGTATCAGGTTGTCGATAAGCATTGACATCTGCCGTGTGTCGAAGTCTGAGCTGCCCATGTGGAAAAACACATTTGAATAACCTGTGTATGCCGGTTCTTTTTCCGCCTTGCGCCCGATGTGACCTTTTTGCCAATCGGTCATGGCAGCATCGGTGTACTCGTCGGGTATCAGCGCTATGTAATACAGCGTCGGGATATCCAGCAGCGCATTTCGGTAAACTTCTTCCGGGCTTATCCGCGTGGCAAGCGATATATCGTTTATCAGTCGCCACGCATACGCATTAGCATCCAGACTGCGCTTTTTGCGCGTTTTCTTAATATCGTATTCGCCCGGCTTGAAGCTGTAGCAGAAGCGCCGCGCATCATCTCTAGGGATTGTCAGGCTTATCCCGTCCGGCGTAAGCTCCGCTTTACTGATCTGCATTCTTCTCAGCCTCTACGCACTTATCGCAAAGCACCTTGCCGAATTTCTTTTTCGTGCCCTCGCTCCATTTGCGCAAGGAAATAGGCTTGCCGTCAGCGCCGAAATAGACAGTCAGCGGATGATTGCACTTTTCGCAGCGGTAAACAAGCTCGTCCTTCGGCTTCGCGTCGTGCTGTACAGGCGGTTTGCGGTCAGTGGGCTTGCGGTAATATTCATCGTTGCTGGGGTCTGCGTCGGGGTCGTCGCCGGTGCTGATCTTGTACATCTTCATCAGCGCATATTTATCGGCGTAGGTCATGGCCTTGCCGCTGCCCTTGTCCTGCGCGTCGATGCCTTCCGCAAAAGTGGTTGTTTCAATGTATTCGTCCGGGTTATCAATATTTACAAAGCGGTAAACCGTCTCAACGCGTTCAAAAAACGTTGTCTTTTTGCTGGTAACGCCGTTGTAGTTGGTTTCGCTTTCAAGCCGTTCGCTTTCAAGGACGGTGCGCGACGCGGGGTAACTGTAAACGCCGTATTTAGCTTCAAGCGGCTTTACATTATCTATAATGTCGCGTTCGGACACTGCCTTGTAGATCTTGCCCTTGCCGGTATCTACATGCAGGTTTTTACCGACGGTGTTCAGATCGGCGGTTATCGCAGCCATGCGCTGGTAGATGTTCAGCGCCGTATCTCTTTTGATTTCTTCCATGCCGCACCTACTTTACCGACATATTCATGTTTTCGACCAAACGCCAGCCGGAAACCTCTGTGCCGGATTTGATAGCGGCCTTGATAGCGTTCTTGTCGGGCTTCTGCGTAACCGTTACCTTCATGTACTCGTCAGGGGCAATGCTCTCATCGTCGCTTGTGGCTATGGTGCTCTTGCGCCACGATACCGCCACTTTCGCGGTCTGGAACTTCTCGCCGCCCAGCGCGTCGGAAGCGTCAGCCTTGAGCCTGTCCGCACGTTTCTCAAGCGCGGCCTGCCGTGCCTTGAGTACCTTGATTTCCTCCGCAATCGCTGCCGCGTCGCTTACGCAGTTTTTGTAAAGCAGCAGCGTGTTTTCAATGATCTCCTCGCGGCTTATGCTAAGCTCCGCATACCTTGCCGCGAATGCTTCGGGGTTTGTAAGCTCCCCCGTCTCAGGGTCTACAAACTCGTCGTAGAGCTTGTAGATCGCGTTATCTACCCAATAAAGGTTCATTGTTTCTCCTCCTTATTTATTAATTCTTCTCCTTGCGCACTGCCGGTCTGCTTCATCGGCAAACCACACAAGCGCCTGATATATTCCACCGATCACGCCGAACACAGCCATGACCAGCCATACGAATACACCGATGTTCATTTCTTAACCCCTTTCAGCACTTGCCCACAAGTGCCCTCAGCTCGTCTATCGGGATATCCAGCGCCCTTGACAGCGCCTTGACCTCTCCGATCTTCCACGCGTCCGACGTTCCGCCCATCATCGAGCGGTAACGCCCGGTGCTTATACCCATCTTGGCAGCGAGGTTGACCTCGCTCAGCTGCAATGCCGCCTTGCGCCCGAGCACAAGCTCTTTCAGAGGGTCGCGAGCGACCTTGTCAAACCTTGTTCTTGGCACGGATTAATCCTCCTTTAACAGCTCGTCCACGGTGCAGCCGTAGACTTTCGCAATTTCCGGCAGTTTTGCTGCTCTTGGCAGCCACTTGCCTTTTTCCCATCCGACAATAGCGGTATGGTCATAGCCGAGCTTTTTTGCAGCTTCGTCGAGCGTAAGCCCTGCCGCCAGTCTTGTCTTCTTAAAATTCACTTGTTCTGCCTCCTTTCTTGCTTTTTGTGAGATTTAATATTGACAAAACGGAAACAATAAGTTATTATGAATGTGCCACCAATCAAATATTTATTGCCGTTCTGTCTCACTTTCGATAGAGCGCGTCTCACTGTTCCAAAGTATATCTAACTTTTAATCAGATTTCAAGCGTTTTTCTGATTTTTCGTGAGAAAAGGCATCTTGCACAAAAAGTAGGGGGTGTATTTTGTGTTTTATGACAACTTCATGCTGCTGTGTGAAAAAAATCAGATTAGGCCGTATACAGCATTAAAAAATATAGGTATCGAAAGCAAGTCTATATTGAGCCGTTGGAGAGCTGGTGCTACGCCCCGCTCCACGACTGTTAAAATGATTGCCGATTATTTCGGCGCAACTCCCGAGGAGCTGCTTTTCGGCATAAAAAAAGAGCCCTCCATCCCGACGGATGAAGAGCTCGATAAAAACGATGCTATGTGGGAAAAACGCGAAGAGATATCTCGTATGCTGCCTGATTTAACCTCTCAGCAGCTCAGCGACATAATCAATTATATAGAGAACACAAATAACCCTGAATTGAATGCTCGCTATTCTGAGCTTTTAAAAATCGCCTCTATGATGAGCAGCGAGAAGTACCAAACCGTTATAGCTCTTCTGAAAGAGCTTTTATAAATGTGTATACGTTGTCGAGCTGTTCCTCGTCAAGCTGATAAAGCAGCGCCATTAATTCGGCAGACCGGCCTATTGTTTCCCTCATTGCTGTTTTCTGTGCTTCCGTAAATTCTTTATCGGTCATCGTTTTGCCCTCCGTTATGTATGTGCCCGGCTGCTTTGGCCGGGCGCTTTCTGTTTGTGCAATCTGCGTATTTTCTCAGTTTACTTTCGGACATTTCGCCGAAAATGTAAAAATTTATAGAATTTGTGAATTCGTAGTGTTATTATTTATGTAGACATTGGCAAATAAAGTTACGTTTGGGGGTGTTTGCATGGGTAAAAGGCTTGTGTGTTTTCTCTTGGCTCTGTGTTTGCTGTTCTCGCTGTGCGCTTGCTCGCATTCCGATGATGCAGCCGCGCCAAGCGATGACAAAACCGTTTATGTCAGTCAGAGCGGCGGCAAAATTCACAGATACAACGATTGCAGCGGCATGAAGTATTACGACACCATGACATATGGCGAAGCAATCGACGATGGTTACACTGTTTGCGAAAAATGCTTTGGCTGATATCTGAAAAAGAGAATTATTGAAACTCAATTATCTAATATAGATAATAACGCATTTGCATATAAAATGCAAGAGAAATTATTGCTCGCTAAAATAATGGGAGAGATATCATGGAAATTCAGGCATCCGAAGGAGTCGTTTTCTTGCTGAACCTTTTGCTCACGTTCTGCATCTATACGCTTCCTTTTATAATAATTCGTTTCGTCATTCGTAAAAGGCCATACACGGCTGCGCAAGCAAAGCGCATAGTCATTATCTACGGCGTTGCGGTATGGCTGATAATGACCGTTGCTATGATTGTTACAGACGGTCGCGTAGCCGGAGCCAGTGTTTTACTTTGGAGCTTTATAAACTATAAGGTTCTTGTTTCAAATCCCAATAATAAAAATATTGCAGCCGCGCCGGAAAACTTACCGGCAAAAACCGAAAGCGTTGCCGAAACCGAAGCGCAAGCCCAGAGACTCTACGACGAATTTTGTGAAACATACGCCGGTTTTTCTGACGGTCAACTTATTATGATCGCCAAAAGCGGCGATGCATCCGAGGTGTGCATCAAAGCGGCAAAGCACATTCTTGAAGCGAGAGGAATATATCTCGCCGATAATGCAGCCGCCGTCAAACCTAATAAGTCCGGTTTACATCGCATTTGGGAAAGCATCAGAAATTTTCTTGATAATCCGCCAAAGAGTTTTAAGCCTATCGCTATCATTTCGTTGATCGTGATAGCTGTGGCTGCGCTTATTATCGGCTCAAACAATTCGGGAGACGGTCAACCGGCAGCTGATAATACCTCTAAAAACGTTCCTGCCACTCTCACGCCGGTCTCGGCTTATAACGGCGAGATTTTTGCCGTGCCGTCTTATGAATCGCTCTGCCCGTTAACCGTGTCTGTACGAGGCGATCAGGCGTATTATGTATTTTTGGATTATTTGTATGCGCCGTCTTATTCTACTGTTGACAGGCATCTCGAGGACGAAATAAACTACTCTTCCGTAATTGAAAACGATCTTGCTTTTTATATATCTCCCGGCTCAACTGTAGAGATTGATGTCCCTATCGGTGTATATAGGTTGTATTACGCAACCGGCGAAACATGGTATGGTAAAGCCCTTTTGTTCGGAGAAGCCACAGCTACGTATACATCTGACGATCTGCTTGAATTTTACGCCGATGATTCTTATTACAATGGTGTAACTCTCGAGCTTTGGCGGCAGAGCGGCGGAAATTTCGATACAAAGAGTATCAGCTATGATGATTTTCCATCATGACCTCAGCACCCTCTGTCTATCGTCGAACAGCTTTAGCACTCGCTCTATCTGCTCGTCGCTGCACTCGGTTATGATTATGACGGTCTTGTTTCTCGCAAGCCACTTGACCCTTAGGGGTTCGGGCGTAGTTTTTTTCGTGTTGTTTCTCATTGCTGCACCTCTTTAATTTAATCAGTCCTGCCGCCGCGCCAACAGGGCAGGACATTTTTTCACACAGCGTTTGTAAAATATTGCTTGCTGTACTTATAGCGTAGCGCCTGTCTTGACAAATGTCTATGCATAAATAACCGAAACCTAAAAGAAACAACCGAAATCGATTTCGGGAAATACACGAAATTTTCGTGTTTTCGCCGAATTCATCGTGTATTTCAACAATTTCTCGTGTATTTCAAAAAATTTTAATATGGGAGATGCTTAATGTGTCAAAAATGGAGGACATGCAATCTTACTTTGACGAGTACCCTGAGGCACTGCGAAAAGCGAGAGCTTCAAGCAGTCTTACGCTGGCAGAGCTGGCAAGGATAAGCGGCGTTCCTTATAACAGCATTTGCTCCGTCAACTCCGGCGCTACGAAGCAGCCGCTGCTTTATTACTCTGCGGCAACCTGTAAAGCACTCGGCTTATCCTTGGACGAGCTGTTCGGTATAACAAACACAGAGGGCAGCGTTACCCAGCTAAAGCGAATAAACGCATTGGAGGTGAAGGCGGCGTGCTTGGAAAAGGACGTTGAACACCACAAGCGCATGAACGCCGTTTACAGGCCGCTGATCTTCTGCCTTGTCGGTGTATGCGCAATTCTGCTGTGCGCAATCATCGGATACGTAATGTTTGATATACAGCTTAAAAACATCGGTCTGTTCAAATCCGGCGGCTTAACGGTGCTGGCCGTGTTCCTGGCTATCGTGGTGCTTGCTGCCGTCGCCCTGATCGCCTTTGCGGTGAAAACCGTAATCCGCGATGCCAAAACAGCAAAAAGCCCACAGGGCTGATTCTGTGGGCATTATTCGCTATAAAATTATTTTCGGCGAATATCTAAGGGGGTTAAAGCGAATAATGAAATGCAAAAAATGCAAAGCCGATATACCAGATGAACTTCATCCCGTGTACTGCTGCTACTGCGGCGAAAAGCTTCAGCGCGAACGCAAAAAGAAGGACGAAATAAGAATACCCACGCCGCGTAAGCGTGGGCAGAAGTGGTATGTTGATCTCCGCCGTGAGGGCGTGACCGTCATTGAGGACACCGAAGCCGAAGCCAAGGCCAAGGCGATTGCCATAAGAGCCGGGTTTGTTAAGACCCAAAAGAAAACGGATTTGACACTTGCCGAAGCGATAGATAATTATGTTGAAAATCGCCGGAACGTTCTGTCGCCGTCAACCCTTGCCGGTTACGGCTCTGTGAAGAAAAACCGCTTTAAGGCCGTAATGGCAAAGCCGCTGTCTGATATAAAGGACTGGCAAGCGGTGATTAACGCAGAAGCGCTTGTGTGTGCCCCTAAGACGCTTAAGAACGCATGGGGGCTTGTGTCACCGGCTATTAAATCCGCCGGTGTGGAGTTGCCCAGACTTACCCTGCCGCAAGTTGTGCCTAAAGACCCCGTTTTTCTTACCCCGGAGCAGATACATGTCTTTATCGCAGCCGTCAAGGGAACGCCTGTCGAGATAGCTGCGTTGCTCGGCTTGCATTCACTCAGGCGCTCCGAGATCGCCGCGCTTGATTGGTCAAATGTCGATTTGGAAAAGCGCACTATAAAAGTTTCCGGCGCAGTAGTCCCGGGAGAAAATTGGACACTTGTTGAAAAGCCGTCTAACAAGAACGCCACTTCGACCCGAACAATACCTATTATGATACCGGAGCTTTATGACGCTTTGACGGCTGTGAAAAATAAGCGCGGCAAAGTCGTAACATGCTACATCTCCACAGTATATGATTGGGTCAATGATATTTGCGCTGCTAACGGCTTGCCGAAGCTTGGCGTTCACGGCTTGCGTCATTCTTTCGCTTCATTAGCCTACCATGTTCGTATGAGCGAACAGGCTGCGATGCAAATAGGCGGTTGGTCAGACTATGCGACGATGCGCAAAATTTACACGCATTTGTCTGCGCAGGATATAGGCCACGCAGAGAATGCAATGCGCGATTTTTACGACAATTTACCCAAGCAAAAATGATAGTTTACGTCAAAATTTACGACAACACCGCAAAAGTACAGCATTATCAATGCTTTTTCGCTCCACCGCAAAGGTTCGAATCCCTTACGGCGTGCCAAAAAGAAAAAATCCCGAAGTCGTTGAAACTTCGGGATTTTCTTTATTTATCAATGGTTTGCGGCGTTTTTGCGCCGTATATTTTCTAACGTAATCATACAAAAATTAACGTAGATATACACGTTTTAACTTGCAATTTTACGTCAAAATTTACGACAACTTTGTTATGCGTTTTTGAGGATGCTTATTGCTTTCTTGATTGCCATGTGTTCGCTCTCGCCGCCTGCGGTTTTTAGCATCTCTTCGAGCTGTTCTATAGCGTGCTCGCTCTCATCGGCGCGGCTGTAATTTCTGCGGCTATATCCGTCATCCCGGCTATAACGCCCCATGCTGTCGCGCTTGTAGCTGTTGCCTCGCATAAAGCCCTCAGCGTCCCATCTGCGGCTGTATCCGTCGCTCATGCAGATCTTGTCGATGTTCTTGATGCTGTGCACAAGCTTGTCGATAATGTCAAGCGCGCCAACGTTTAATTCGCCCTGTTCTGCAATGCTGTCGAGTTCCTCGCAAAGCATATCGCGCAGTCTTTCAAGTGTTCTCATACTCATGTTATTGCTCCCTTCACGCTATTCTGTCAACTATAAGATTTGCATTTGCAAAGTTGACTGCCTGACCGCTCGTGTTCTCTGCTGCTACAGTGAGGCAGCAATCGCGCGGTACGTTTACATTTGCGGCAACGTAGATATTAAAATAATTCTCAACCGCAGCCGGTGTTATCGTTGCCGTCGCACTGGTAAGCGGTTCGCCGTTTATCGCTAAAGCGGCCGTGATCGCCTCCACGGTGCCGCCGGTAGGTATGGCTATATTCGCGCCAAAGGCAACACGATAACGCGCTCTGCACTGGTTTGTGAGGCCTCTGAGCGTAACAATGCCTGCGCCCTCGCGGTGCACTATGCTGCAATTACCGGCTACCGCAGTCTCGGTAAGAGGTACGTTCTGCCCGGCTGCTACGGTCACGATGTTTGAGTTCGTAAATTCAGCCATCGTTTTCGCTCTCCTTTCCGGCGATACCGAAAGGCATCGACAGCGACATGGTTTTTATCATGTTTTCAAAGTAATCGCCTTTTTCTGTTTCGTTGACAGTCTTGATGATATACGCGAAAGTGTTAAGTTCGCTTACATCGAGCGTGTCAAGATCTACATCTATAAGGTAGTCAATGAATTTTTCTTTGAGTTCTTTGCAAGTTGCCATATAATCAGTCCTTTCATAAGAAATGCGGTGAGGCTATGCGCCCCACCGCTTATCGTTAGTATCGGTAAAGGCCGAACATTTTCGTAAAGTCACGAAAAAGCTAAACTATGAGATTTGTTATGCGCAGCTACCGCATGCCCCGCAGGGTGCAGACGAAGCCCAAGGGTTACATGTGATGTAAGCCGGAGTCGGGCAAGGCCGCAGCTGAGATACGAGGTAATTGTTCTGCGCAGCCTGCGAAGCCGCAAGCTTGAGATTCTGGTTCTCGGTCTGCAAATCCTGCATCTTGCTGTTGACGAGGAAATCGAGAATTGCCTTGCTGTTGCTGTTTGCGTTGTCGATAATGTCGCGTGTTGCGTTCTGCACAGTGTTGCGAGTATCGCAAGCCTGCGTTGCCATATCATAACGCACCTGAGCAATTGCCGCGCGGTTCTCGCAGCAGCACTCCTGAGCCTGCATCTGCATTGCGTTCAGCTGCTGCATAAGTGCGGCCTGCTGATTGCAGCGCGACAGCTCGGAAGCGTAGAAGCCGTTTGTGACCGCCTGAGTGACACCGGCAAAGCCGTTAAGCATTCCCGTGTTCATGGCATAGAAGCCGTCACACAGGCCGTTGTTAACGTTGTCAAGCTTTCGCTCGATGTTTGCAAAGTCGGAAGTCAGAACGTATCCGTCCATCACTCCGCCATTGTTACCGCCCCAGCCGTTGCCGCCCCAGCCGAAAAGCACGATGAAAAAGAGGATTATCCACCATCCATCACCGCCAAAACCGCCGAAGCCACCGTTTGCCGAGGTTGGTGCAACCGGCATGGTCATTACCGGCGCATCAGAAGAAATCGCCATTGTTTAGTTTTCCTTTCGATATGTATTTACAAATACCCGGCCGGATAAAATGTACCTACTTCATAAGCGCCTGGAACTGTTGCGCAAAGCTCTGCGCCTGGTTGAGCTGCTGTTGTGTTATCTTTCCGCTTTGAAGCATTTTTTGCACTTCCTGTTGCGGGTCTCCCTGAAACGTGCTTTTAAACTGCTGAAAGCGCTGCACGAGCTGCTGAAACTGCGGATTAACTCCGCCGCCGAGAGCTTCAAACAAAGGATTACTCATTGCTTACCTCCTTCGGCATAAGCGCCGCGACCTGCTTTACAAGTGTCTCATACTCCGCCCGGGTCACATAGTCCGCAGTCGGCTGAGCCGGTGCGCTCTGCGCTCGTTCCGTGTAGTCAAGAATGCGCATAGTCGGCATGCCTGCCGCGTCAACGGATTTAAGATAGATCGTTTGCCGTTCGCTGTCCCAAAGCGGAACAGTGTTTCCGGCAGCTACTAAATACGCTTTACCTGCCGCCTCTCCCTGCACCCAGATCATGCCCTGCTGTGCAGGCTGCTGCTGTGCTCGCATCTGCGCGAGATTGTCCATCATAGGCGGCTGATAATATGATTGCCCATACATGTTGCCGTAACCGTAAGCCATGATTAATCCTCTCTTTCAAAGTAATAAACCGGCACTTCCTCGCCGCTGTCCCACGTGTCGTAGTAATCGCCGTTTACGACGGCCACGACGTGCCCGGACAGTGCAAGGACATAAACGCCGTGCGGATGTTCATCGGCGAAGGCGGCGACTGTGTAGCACTCCGGGCAAGCATCCGGCAGTATGCGCTGTCTAAAGCCGTTGGCTTTGAGGTAACTTCCCCAGACGCTGTTTCCCGAGGGCATGTCGTGCGCTCTCAGGCCTTCAACGCACAAAGCGAGATAGGTCTTTTCCCAGTCCGTTCCCATTGCTTTTGCAATTGCTCTCACTGCGCAATCGCCGACGCGCTTAGCACCCGGATTAGGATTAAAAAACACGAACATGTCGCCGCCTCCTTGTACCTAAAGCTTAATGCTTTTTCGTTTTTCAAGGGGGAAACTAATGTCCGTGTTATGGGGAAAATGGGCGTAAAAAAAGAGGAGGTCTTGCCTCCTCTCAGCTTTTGAAAAACCGCTCGTAATTATACTCAAGCTTTGTTCGCGCCGTTGTTATTCGTTTACCGACGGTTTTTCGGTCAAGCCCTATTTCTTCTGCTATGTCTATCTGCGGAATTTGCTGAATGAAATACAAATCCGCTATCCTGCTGCCCTCGCGCCCGAGGTTGGAACTGTATATAAGCTCATCCCACTTCTCGCGCGGCAGCATTGCCATGTCCGGCCTGAGCCGTAATCGCGCCTGTGTCATTTATCACACTTCGGCTTATCGTACTCCATAGCCTGCTTGCTGTCGCCCACGCCGGCGGTCGTCGGGTCTGTGACTACGCCGAGAATGGTAAGCACCGCGAACAGCGCGTTTACAACGGCCAGCAGCTTGTCGCCCAGCGCGTCAAGCTTCAAGTCGATGCCGAACACCGCCGCTACCACCTGAATAAGCAGCAGCAGCGCCGGGATTAGCGCAAGCCAAAAGGTTTTGTTTTTAATGCGTACAGTCCAATTGATTTTCATAAATGTGCCTCCTGTTAATGATGATGATTTTTCATGTCGTCTTCAAGATCGCTTATGCGATGGTTGATTACCTTAATCTGTTCCTCTACCACAGGCATACGCTTTGCAAACTTGTTGTGTTCCCTGACCTCGCGCGTAAGCTCGTCCACGCGCTCTTCCATGACCGCTTGCGATTTGTTATTGTTGATAATAACGCCGATAAGCGTCAGCACGCCGGTTATGATAGCTACGACTACACTTTCAACCATTATTTTTTAATTATCCTCTCGCAAAAAATTATCGTCCTGAGCATATCCTCCGTCAGGTCGATAACGCCGTCGCCCTTGCCCTGAATAACGCCGTCGGCCATAAGCTTCTTCACTGTGTCGCGGTAAAACCCTTCGGGAACGTCGTTGACCGTTTTCCATCTGACCATTTCTTCATCCTCGCTTTCTGCTGTATATTTCGGTCTGCCAAAGCCGTAGACCGTGCTGCCGAGATGCCTGGTAACGCGCTGCACGGAGTTGCCGTGGTTGCCCTCTATGGTAACGAACGTGTTGCCGTTTACGCTTTCGACAATGCCCGTGTGGCAGGGCAGCCCATCGCGGCTGTCGCGCTGGAAATACTGATCGCCCACCTGCGGCTTGGTGAAAAGCCGTGCCTGAGCCGAGTAGTACTTCGCCCAGCTCACGCAGCTTGCGCCGTATGGCCCGGTAAGGCACAGAATATCCTTTGCCTCGCTGCCTGCAATGCGCCAGAAGCACCACGCTACAAAGCTTGTACACCACTCATAGCCGTTTTTTGGCGTGTTCCAGAATTTTGCCTTGTCCAGCTCCGCCTGAAACATCGTGAAGTTGCCGCGCCCGGCGTTATCCTCAAAGCTGTACAGGTCTTTGTTACTGGCTTTTTCCTTGTAGCCTATGTATTTTGCCGCAAGCTCAAGCACCTGTTTCGGGGTAATGTTCATGGTTGAAAAATCACCGTCCTTTATCATCTCGGTGGGCATTTTTTATTTTACCCATCTCGCGCCCTACGAGATGATCTTCAATTTGTGGCGGTTGTAAATCTTCAAGGATAGCTATTCTTTTTTGGGGCTTGTGCTGTCTATCTAAACTGAGCCGCCGCAGTTTTCTTTTTTCAAGCCGCCTATTTATAAGCCCCCGAACGGCAGGGGGCAGTATTGCAAACGGCATTAATGCCG